GAGTAGTTACTAAGTGGAATTTAACGAAGTATACAGCAAATGAAATTTTACGTGTTCTTTTTGAAAAATATATCAACAAGAAAGAAACCGGTGCTTATTATACTGATATTCAGACGACAGTATATATTGCAAGAAAAACTATTGTTGCTTATTTGTTGGATGATGAAATTGCTGGTTGGGATTTTTGTTCTATATTGAATGATTCTAATAGAATTATCACCATGTTGGATAGTTTAGAGAAAAAAAAGAAAAAGCAAATGTCCGAAAAATTAAGCAAGATAACGATTTTAGATCCTACCTGTGGTACAGGTGCTTTTTTGTTTGCTGCATTAGAAGTTTTGTTGGAAATACCCGTTGGCGGAATTAATTTAGCGCATACTTAACCCTGCCAATCGGTCTGTTGTTTACATAATTAATATATTGCAAGACTGTAAATGCGCTAATTTTCCCGATGATTCGGGTAAACAGTCCTGGTGTTTGCTTAGCATAGTTTCGGAAGAGCATGAAGTGATCACAAAGTTGAGAGAAATTTGTCTCGATTCTCTTCCTCGCCCTAGCATAAGGCTTAAATGTTGGTCGCCAATTCTTCATGTTCAAGCGATATGGAACTTCCAACTTGATGCCTACAGAAGAAAACAAGTCTTGCTGTAGTTCCGCACTGAGGTAAGCACGATCGCCAAGGATGCAACAGTCATAGAATTGAAACTTTACATCTTTAAGAAAATGAATGTCATGAACATTAGCTGGACTCAGGTCATACGAGTGGATAACTCCACTTAACCCACAGACAGCGTGGAGCTTATACCCAAAGTAGTATATCTTCTGAGTAGCGCAATAGCCAAATGCAGGAGAGTTTGTTACGTCTGTTCCTTTCATCTTGCAACGCAAGCCTCTGGACAAGCGACACACCTCTATTGGTTTGGAATCTATGCAGAAATATTCTTCTGCGCCATCCATCTTTGACGCTATGCGCTTACGAATCTTCTCACATAGTTCCGCAGTGAACTTTCGCCTGTCATTGAACTGGCGTCGAGAAATCAGATTTGGCATATCTTCCTTATACTCCTTCAGCCTATCGAACAAGTTGTTTTCACTGTCGATGCTAAGATGCTCGGCTGTCAAGCTCAAAGCAACAACTTCGAGGTCTGAAAAACGTGGTACGACTCCAGGGCGAGGAATATTTCCTAGCTCATTAACTAAATTTTTGGAGAAATCCTTGCATATCTCAAGAATTTTTACGAAATTTGCATACAAGTTGTGCATAGCGTGAAATATATAACTTTATAATTGGACACTACAAAGTTACTAAAAATCAACGAGATGCACAACTTTTTCTCCATAAAAATATACTAATTTTCAGGCGGTTTTTTAATTCCGCCAACAGGTATCTACGAAGAAAAAAATAAAATCTGTTTTCTTGATAGTGCAAGCCCGGAGCCGACCGAGAGGTTAGCCCGGGCGATTTGCTTTACCCAATACGTAGTCTATAACTTTGCGGTTTGCTGCATCCACTTTATCTCTATTGTACTTTATATACACACCTGTAACCTTTGCGCCGTGTGAATGCCCCAAAGCCTCACTGATAGTATCTTTAGGTATATCCAAGTCGGCGGCATACGTAGCCCAGGAATAGCGTGCCCAGTACAAAGATAGCCCCTTTTCTAAAGGTTGCAATACTTTTCGATTGTTCCCAGTAAATATGAAATTGCCGTTATCATCCAACCGGGCAGGGCCTATTTTAGCCAAAGCGTTATTAACGCTACCCTGTAAGGCTTTATAGTCTTTGTACCTATCAAAGCAGCGTATAAGGTGCTTTGTGCCCTTATAGCGGTTTATTATCTCCATTGCTTCCGGCTCAATCTTAATGCTATATAGTTTATTTGTTTTGTGTCGGCGGTATTCCAAGCGACCATTAACGATGCTATCTAACGTGCAGTCGGCAAGATCAACCGTATTAATGCCTATCAGGTAAAAGGTAAGCATGAACAAATCACGATATTCAGGATAAAGCCCCTGTAATGGTAAGTCTAATAATTGCCTCATTTTCTCTATTGGCAAATCCCTCATACGAGTTTCTTCTATCTTAATATGGTAGTGCCTGAAAGGGTCATTAGTCGTAATATCGTGGTCTATTGCCCAATTAAACGCACGCTTAATAGCTTTCATGTATGCCGCTTTCGTATTAACGGATAGCCCAGACATCGACACGTAGAAATCATCTAACCACGTAGTCGTTATTTGCTCAAAGTGCAACTTTGCCGGATCATAGCCAAATGCCTGTATCTTTAACGATGCACTTTTGGTTATTCCCTTAGTGCGATCGGCACGCCCCTCACACATAGACGAAAATACGTCACTAAGTGTAGGTACATCAATGGTGGGCTTTTCCAATTCCAAGTCGGTAAGCATCTGTTTGATTTGCCTACGTGATAGTTTCGGCCATTGCCCAGTCTCTTTTAATTCCATGATGCGGTTAGTAACCATTGCGAGCATAGAAACGAGGGCGGCGTTAATGCGCCGTGCCCCTTTGCCGATGTATTGTTGTGTCCGGGCATCCCACTCACCGACCGAGGCATAGACACCAGTACTAAGATAGATGTTAGTGCCATGCCCTACTATAATCTGGATTGGGTACGTACCATCTTTTAACGCCCTACGAACATCTAAGCGAAAACGAGATTTTGCCATAAGCCAGACTTAAAAATTTGCTGAAAATTTGCTGATTTTTGCGCCTAAACCTACCAAAACACACCACATTTCGCCCATTTTTAGGGGTTTGGCGCAGTAGAAAAACCCCATTTTAGGGCTGATTATCAGGTGTTTGGCTATTAGAGCCGTGACACCTGTTAATAATCCCATTTCTTTTTGTATTTATTAAATTAATGATCTATTTGAATAATCAATGAATGATCAAATTGATTTTCTCATGAACGATTGCACAATCGGGAAACATCTATCAACCTTGAACGATTGCGATTACAGTTTCAATCCCGATTTACCCAAGGCGCCATAAACCACCTTGGCAACCAATGGCTTGCTTGCCTCCACATTCATGCCATGTCCCAAACGGCCATAGATGAAAGGTACTTCCAAGCCCTTGATACAATAATGAGTAATGTCGGCAACCAGATCTACATTGTCAATATCAAACTCACATGCATCTTTTCCCTCACGATAGATACGACGGAGGATTTCGATTTCATCCTCATCAAAGTTCTTTCTCACCTTCTCCACCATCCAGATGTTGCGGAAGAATTCAGCACGCAAATTACCATTACGCACCACAGTCTCCTTAATCATACTGAGATGAGTATAGATGAGTTCGATAATCTTATCCTGTGGACGCATCTTGCAGTTGGCCACCTCATCCAATCTATCGGAAAGGCGTTCCAACTCTGACTCTATTACAGCGTAATAGACGTCTTCCTTTCTACTGAAATAAGTATAGAGCGTACGTCGTCCCTTCCCGGAAGCTACAGCAATATCATTCATTGTTGTATTTGCTATACCATTCTTGGCAAAGAGTTGTCGTGCGACATCTACAAGTTTTTGTCTTGTTTTGGATACTGACATAACGAAGCCTTTCCTTTAATTAAACGATTGCACATTAAAATATTATTGTGCAAAAGTAGTGGTTTTATTCGATATACGCAAATATTTAGTGTTAAAAAATGGAATATGGTGAAAATCAAATGAATATCTGATGAAAATTGGGGCAAAATGGGAGAAAATTGAAGGAAACATAAACTCAAAGTGTATAAATACAAAAAAGGAAGTGATTAAATCACTTCCTCTAGATAGTTGCGGCGGCAGGACTGAACGTGTTTTCCTGCCGCTACAACGCAAGAAGCTGATAATAATACCATAGCCAAGTTATACAATCATACGCGTACATTATAATAATGCAGGCATTTTACTAACTATCGTTCGGATTTAGTCCCGATTTTCCTTACTTTCTAACAGCTTGATGTAGTTCTCCAAGGTACTGATGCGTTTATCCTTCTCCTGGATTAAATCCCTTAAATACTGTACTTCCATCGTCGCACCACCGATGGCTACATTTGACAGAATGTTATTGGAACCTACAGAACCGTTCGTTCCGGTTGCGGCCCACGATGGTGCAGTGAACAAATCGTCCATGGAGCACTTCAGTACTTCACGAAGACGCTCAAGTGTATCACTACGTAGATTCTTCGCATTCTCTAAATGGTAGAGGTCTGTCGATTTACTACCGAACATCTGTTTTTCAAACTCTTTCTTAGTCAAACCCGCGTTTGCTATTAACTCCCTGAGTATCTTTCCATTAAACATAATCCTACATTTTAATTAATAATATTTAACCTATTATCCTAAGTAATTTTACTAATTATCGTTAGGATATTCTATTTTTTATTCGTAACTTTGCAACAAAGTTAATAATAATATTTGAAATATGAAAGAAAATAAGGAAAAAAGTGAGAAAAAAAATTCATTGCTCGAATGGTACAACGAGATTCCTCGCAAGAAGAGAAACAAGTTCATACTTGCCCTTCAGCTGAAATTCGACATGTCAGCACAAGGCATCTATGACAAGATCAAGAAGGACAACTGGAAGCCTTATCAGCGAGAGATGATTGATGAGGTCGTCAACGAAGGTTTGTGGGAGAAGTAACTATCTATTGTTAAATATAAAACGAAGGACAATGGCAAAGAAGAAGAATAAGGTCAGAACCTTAGAGGATGCCATCATGGAGAAATTCCCGAAGGCAGCCATCAGTGAGATTAGACGCACCAAGTTCGGACTCCGTGTTCTCGGCATGGTTCCGGCTAGAGACGAGTTCGATAAAGACCACATCGTGGAGTGGACGGAAACCGGAACCGCCATGGAGTGCGCAGTTGGAGAAAGAGATTACCGAGAGATCATCTGGAATGACGAGGAGCAGAAGCCGGAATACATTTCTACCAAGATACTTCTCAGCAACGAGAATTTCAACGTCGATGTCTCCTAAAAAATGTCTTGAGTGTAAGGAGGGCATCAACTGTATCAGTGGAAGATACTGCCCTCCTCTCCACAGATATGTTGAGCATAGCGCAGAACCGCCATGCGACCAACAATAAGTATTTTGTTTTGAGCCTGCGAAATTTTATCTTTGCAGGCAGATTTTAAAAGGAAAAGAAATATGATCAAAGCAGAACAAATTTACCAGGCTACCGATGACGGACTGGATATAATCATAGGATTATACCCGGACGCCAAGGAGTGCGTACAGAAATACTGTTCGACTGGCACGCCCAAAAAGCACTTTGCCATCCGCAACGAAAAGACTCCTTCTTGTGCTCTTAAGAAATTCAAGGACTGCTGGAAGGTAACCGATTTCGGTGGAGAAGGAGTCGCTGAGTCTCCGATAGATCTCTATATGAAGGAGAAGAATATCGAGCGTTTTCCCGATGCCATCCTCAGACTGGCATCGGAGTATAATATTTCCGATGAGTTAAAGAAGGACGTCAACAAGCCTACGTTCGCCGAGCGTGATGCCACCATCGATGAGAAGGATGGCACTCGTATTTTTGAACTCAACGAGAAGTTTACCGAGGACGAACTGAAGGTTCTTGGCCCGAACGTCAAGCAAGACCATGTAGATGCCCTCAACTGGCATTCCGCCAAATGGATAGGCTACGTAAAAGACCGCAAGGTAAAAATCAAGTATAGCAACGAGCACTACCCCATCTTTATGCGTGAATGCCTGGTTTCTCCTGCCGTTGGAGAGAAACCAGAAGTCAAGTTTTACAAGATATATGAACCACTCAACTTCAGTAAGCAGTGGAGGTTCTCCTATACTCCAGATGGAGTCAAACCGAAGCAGTATATCAATGGTCTGGCAGAACTCAAGAAGGCTTATCACGAGTTCAATGCCCGTGAAATGGCTGAATTCAACAAGACCAATACCGACGATTCCAAGGTATATAAGGAGAAGAAACTTCCTGAAGCTTTCATCTGTAGCGGTGAACGTGACAGCCTTTGCTGCCGTTCGCTCGGATATCATCCATTGTGGTTTAATTCCGAGACCTATAAACTCAGCGAAGAGGAGTATAAGGAAATCATGAAATACGTAGAGGTGCTCTATAATATACCCGACATCGATGAGACAGGCATCGCCAAGGGAACGGAACTTGCGCTCCGCTTCATCGATATACATACCATCTGGCTTCCCCAGTGGCTTCGCACCTATCACGACAATCGTGGCAAAGGACGCAAGGATCTCCGCGACTGGATGGAACTCCGCAACACCCGCAAGGACTTCAGGAACCTCATGACGCTGGCCATGCCGGCACGCTTCTGGGTGAGTAAGCTCAACAAGAAAGCCAACACCTGGGACCATTATATCGATACGGCGTGTCTGTACAATTTCCTTCGCCTTAACGGCTTCTACACGCTCCATGACGAGAACTCTACCATTACCAGGTACGTTCGCATCACCGGTAATATCGTCAAGCTCATCACCACGAGAGACATCCGTGAGTTCTGCCGCCAATGGGTCATCGATAGAGCCGAGAAGCGAGATATCCTCAACCTGGTGCTCAACACCCCGAAGCTCTCAAGCGCAGCACTCGATTCACTCCAGGAGATAACGCTGGATTTTACCAGCTATACCAATCACTCCCAGCTGTTCTTCTTCCCTCGTGTAAGCGTGGAGGTAGATAGAAACGGCTTGACGGAGTATCAGCGGGAAGGAAGTTCCCTGAAGAACTATGTATGGCAGGAGAACGTCATCGACCACAACTTCAGGAAGCTGGACGATATGTTTACCATCACCCGTACCATCGATGAGGATGGCAGACCGAAGTTTGATATCGAGGTGAAGAACGTAAGTTCCCATTTCTTCGGCTATCTGATAAACGCTTCACGCATCTACTGGCGCAAGGAACTGGAATACAGATTCGAGGACAAGAGTATCGATGAGAAAGAGGCATACCACAAGGCACACCTCTTTGATATTGCCGGAGAAGGGCTGGATGAAAAGGAGATTGCAGAACAGAAGCAGAACCTGATCAACAAGATATTCACGTTCGGCTATATGCTTCATCACTACAAGTCACCATCACGAGCATGGGCGCCTATGGCCATGGACAATAAGATAGGCGAAGACAACGAATGTAATGGCCGTTCGGGTAAGAGTTTCTTCTTCAAGACGCTTTCCCTGCTGATGAAGACCGTAAAACTGTCCGGACGAAATCCTAAGCTGATGGACAACCCTCACGTCTTCGACCAGGTAACCCAGCACACCCAGATGCTGCTGCTTGATGACTGTGACCGATATCTCAACACCGGACTATTCTATGATAATATTACTTCAGATATGACTGTGAACCCAAAGAACAACCAGAGCTTCACTATTCCTTTCGAGGACAGCCCGAAGATTGCTTTCACTACCAACTACGTGCCAGCAGACTTCGACCCGTCTTCAGAGGCGAGATTGCTTTATATGGTGTTCTCTGACTATTATCACCAGCGCACTGAGGACAATGACTACCAGGAGACCCGAAGCATACGTGATGACTTCGACAAGGATCTGTTCTCAAAGACATATTCTGAAGACGAATGGAATGCAGACATCAACTTTTTCTTGCAGTGTTGCCGATTCTACCTCTCATTGGCCGGAGAACCTATTAAGATACTTCCACCGATGGAGAACATCGTGAAGCGCAAGTTCAAGGCTGATATGGGCGTTAACTTCGAGGATTGGGCCAGTTCTTACTTCTCTGAGGAGAGTGGAAGACTGGATCAGTTTATCGTAAGAGAGAAGGCATTTACCGACTTCAAGCAGTTCTCCGGTCTCAACAAGGCTACCACACAGAGCTTCACCAAGAAGCTGAAGGCGTTTGTTGAACTCTGTCCTTACGTTGATTCGCTCAACCCTTCAGACCTTTGCAACAGCCAGCATCGCATCATCAGAAGAGATCCTGCGCATCCTGAAGGAAGCCCAGTGGAGATGATTTATCTCAGAAGCAAGAAGAGTGATCTTCAAAAAGAGGAAACTCAGACAAAACAGGGCGATTATCAATCGACAATCGACTGGAGTAAGATAGATACCAATAGCACTAACCCCTTCTAACCCTCCATATATAAGAGAGTAGTTAGCCCCAAGTTATAGTGCAAAGGTACAAAAATTATCTGAATTATGCAAGTATTTTCGGCAAAATTTTCAAGCGAAATTCGCTGATTTTTATATTTCTTTTTCCATGTTACGAGGGAGTGATGAGCAGCTGTTCATCGCTCCCTTTTTCGTTGTCAGCAGTTGCCATTCCGGCTGTCCGACTGGCCCATTTTAGCCCTTTTCCCACGCCTTCAGCCGTTTTCCCCTCCACCCCTTTCTAATTTATGATACAAATCTTTTGTAACTCTGTAACAGAATGTTAGAGAAAAGATATAAATAACTAGAAAAGAGGGCTTTACGCCCAGTGGAAGCCGTTTACAAAGTTGCGTTACAACTTTGTTACAAACTTTTTTAAGTTTGTAACAAGCCCTTTTTGTATCAGCACCTTACCTCCCCAAATAGGTTATGTTACAACTTTGTTTTGGCCCACTTTTTTGTATCCAAAAAATGTATCAAGAAAATAACACTGATTATCAGCTAGTTACAAAGTCAAAGTTACATGATACAAAAATACAAACTTTTCGGACGAAATTACATCACACCAACTTTACTGATAAAAATAAGTTTTTCACTTATCTTCATTGGTATCTCAGATTTTCTTTGTATCTTTGCGGCAAAAATGACCCATGAATAGAGTAGTTTACATCAAGGTTCCCAAACATATCAGGCAGTGGGCATACCACAGCTATGGCAATCCCGTGGTCTTCCCTGCCATCGGCAACGAGGTGGCTGTGATTCGCCGGTTCACGAGCAAACCTCCTTTCGAGAAATTGTCTCCCGTAGAACAGGAGAGTCAGGACGAGATGCAGAAGGAGAAGGCTGCCCAGCTGCATCGGAGTGTAGAGCACGCCTTCAGCGATGAGGAGTATGAGGAGCAGCTATGGCTCGCCAGTCCGGACGATTACCTTGCCATTCAGCTTCCCGATTCCAAGGCGAAGCCGGTGAAGGAGTTCAACTACCTCGGCCCGCGTGCCAGAAGAGCCGTGAAGGAGATGGTTTCCGACCTCTTCAAGATGGATCTCTGGGCATCCCTGAAGGATATTGCCGACCGATCCTGCAAGCTTTCTTCCCTCATTTCCGCCTGGTGCGAGCAGCATGGCATTGGCATCGATTACGAGGATACCGTGCGCCAATGCTTCTATAGAATGCGCGATCAGCACGCAAAAAAGGGCGTAATTTTAAACTCTACAACAAGGTTTAGTAAAGATTAACTATATTTTTTCCGCTTCGGCAAACAACCCCGAACAAAGCAGAAAACATCGAAATAACCAAACAACTTAGAAATATGGCATACATCAAAAACATCATCAAAGTGGAGATTACGGAGGCAGAAAACCTCAAGGGAATGGCTTTTCCCTCTCTCCATGCCTGCATCCTTCCTTCGGATGCCAGCTTCCGACAGATTGCATGCAAAAATCCGTCAAGTTGTGAAATCACCGATAAAGTGGAGTCGAAAGTCCGCATTTTCACTTCCAAACTCACTTTCAGGTCGTGCGAACAAATCGCCCCTGGAGGGAAGCAGCTCGCCTACAGAGTCACCACCGCCGACGGATGCCGCTATCTCATCGGCAACGAACATCGCCCATTTCCGGTGCTCACCCGCACGGAAAACATGCCAGGCTCGCATACAGATTCCTCGCTGATTACCTATGTTGCCACCTGGACAGGCATTCTCAAACCGCTCCAAATCATCTGATAAGTTTTTTTATCTATCTACATTATTATATAACTTTGCGGCAATCAAATTCGCTAAGTTGTATGAAATATCATATTCAAATTAATGGTTATATAGGATCGTGGACCAAAATGATGGTCCACGATATCCTTAAAAAGAACAAAGACAATCATGTCGATGTGTCTATCGACTCGATGGGAGGTGCGGTGTCGGCCGGACTTTCCATCTGTCAGATGTTCAAGAATCATGGCGATGTAACCGTTGACTTCCAGGCTGGCTTCTCTGCTTCTGCCGCTACTCTCTGCGCAATGGGTGCCAAGACCATCCGAATGAGTAAGTACTGCTTACTTCTGGTTCACAAGTGCTCCACGGAGCAGTTTGTATGGAGCGCCCTCAACGAGGAGGAGATTGGAACCCTCATCGAGCAGCTCCAGAAGCAACAGGAAGACCAGCAGAAGATTGACAACATCATTGCCAACGTATATTGTGACCGCTCAGGAAAGAAGCATGAGGATGTCATCAAGGTGATGTCTGAAGCCAAGTGGCACACCGTGGAAGAGTGCATAGACCTCGGACTCGTAGATGAGTCGATGGACGGTAAGCCTGTAGAGATTACCGATTCTGTCCAGAACTTCATCAAGTACAACAACCTTCCGGTGCTGCCAGAAGTGGTCAACTCCTGGTACGAGAAGAAACCGGGATTCCTGGGCAGAATCTTCGGCAAGGAAAATTCTAAGGATAACTCTCATGAAAATATAATAGATATGATTAAGAAATGGACTCACATCAACAATGTTCTCAACGTAGAGGGCATTGAGGCAGAGGAATCAGCCAAGGACTGCACCATCTCTCAGGAGCAGATGCAGAAACTGGAGGATAAGATTGCTGCCGACTCCAGCTCGATCAAGACCAAAGACGAGGAACTCGATAAGGTCAAGAACGAGAAGAAGAAACTGGAGGATAAGGTCAAGAACCTGGAGCAGGACAAGAAAGACCTTGAAGAGAAAGTGAAGGATCTGGAGAAAGAGCCGGGTGGAGACACCCACACTGCCGTGGATGATACCAAGGCAGAGGACTTCTGCTCAGATCAAGTGTCGGACGCTTTAATTGATTTTGCATAATATGTCAGAGATTAATAAATTTGTAGCACCTGTTGATGTACACGAGCAGCTGCAGAATACGGCTAAGAAATACCGTAACCAGTTAATCACGATGCCTACCAAGGGTCTGAAGAAGTCACTCAGCTACATGACTCTTCGCCCTGGCATCCGTGTTTCAGAGACCGTAGGCGAACTCACAGGCGGTGCTGAGTTCGGTCCATACGATGAGAACCGCGTGGCAGACGGCAACGTCAAGATTACACCTCGCACCCTGGAGGTGTTCCTTGGCAACGTCGATATCAAGTTCTCGCCTAACTCTGTTTATTCCACCATCTGGGGCGCCAACGCCATGAACGGCGATGCCCTGAAGAATGTGCCTATCACCTTGCAGGTTCTGAACCTCCTTGCCCTGAAGCTTGGAAAGAACCTCGATAAGGTGCTGTTCAAGGCAGTACGCAACGCTTCAGGCACAGGTTCCATCGACCTCTTCAATGGTTTTGATACCATTGCCAAGACCGAACTCACGGCCGGCAAGCTTTCTCACGACCTCGGAAACCTCATCAAGGTTGCAGATATTCTGGGCGACAACAAGACCATCAACGATGACAACGCCGTAGATTTCGCACAGGGCATCTGCGAGTTTGCCGATGAGGAGCTGATGGCTGAGGATAAGGTTTACCTTTATGTTCCTCAGTCGTTTGTCAACCTCTACAATCGCGCCTACCTCAAGAAGTTTGGTTCTGTTCCTTACAACAAGGAGTACAACCACCTCACCGTAGAAGGCTTCAGCAACGTAGAGTTCGCCCCACTCTCCAACAAGAAGGACGCTCCTTTCTTCGAGCTTACCACCAAGAACAATATGCTTGTGGGTGTCAACGAGCTTAACAACAACGATGCCGAGAAGGTTAGCGTAGAGAAGTACAGTCCATGGAAACTCGACTTCATCGCTACCAAGTTCTTCGGAACCCAGTTTGAGAGCATCAACAAGGAGCGCGCCCTGTTCATCACCGATGATGGTACCAAGCCACTCATCCAGAAGGCAGCCGCAGCGTCAGTCAGCCAGACCGAAGGCGACCAGAGCGGCAAGGATACAACAGGCAGCGAATCCCACTAAAGTTCCACCTTATATAATATAGGAGATTAAACTATGGTTTGTACTAACAAAGATTTATATAAATCAGTGCGCAAATGTCCGGGTACGATTATTCGTCCCGGCATTAAGCCTAAGTTCCTGGCCATTCCGCTCTCGCAGATCCTTACATGGCCAAAGCTTCCAGACCCAGGCGATACCACCAAAGGCCTGGAGGAACTTGCCACCTATAAAGGCGACTTCACGCTGGCCACTGATGCCAAGTGGCACGTGGTTGACCTCGTGGCGCTCAAGTCTTCCATCACTACGGAGACCCAGGGAGAGGCTCCATCTGCCACCTTCCTCAACAAGGCTGAGTATATCATCGGTGGCACGGATGCCGATATTACCGGTTTCGGCCGTATGGCTATCAATGACGAACTGGTATATGCCCAGCAGGATCCTAACGGCCGATTCCGCATTCTCGGCAACGAGATGTTCCCGGTTAAGTCAACCTTTGCCCAGAACAGCGGTGCTTCTGCCACCGACTCCAAGACCTCAACGCTCAGCGTAGAAGCCACCGACTTCTGCCCTGCTCCATTCTACGACGGCAAGCTTGAGACCGATGAGGGCGACATCAAGGGCAGCGACGGTTCCGTATGGGTAGCTTCAGAAGAAAAATAAGAGTCGGATACTTTACCCATCTTTCATAACTACGTGAATTTTAGCTTAGGTGGCTCTCGCTTTATACCTGAGCCACCTTTGTTTGTTTCTCACCTTATTATATATAATATATGGATCATCAATTCACCAGACAGATGCAGGAGTGGCTCAACTCCAAGCACGAATCAGACGAAGCTATCATCAAGGGCGCCAACCTGCTCTTCCGCCTTAACCGCGACCGCTTCTATCATGCCAGAGCCACCCGCCAGCCACAGGCATACCGTACCAACATAGAGTACGAACTGAATAAATTCCTCAAAATCCGACTCGACAACATGACCATCGATGAGGTCAGGAAGATGAACGAAATCGTGATTCCTGAAGCCAAGGCCATCATTGCCGAAGGAGAACCGGAAAACAATGGAGATAATCAGGGAAAATCAGAGAATACCGGAGAAAATCAGAGAAAATCGGAGAAAAACGGCGATTCCATCGAGGAAGAAGCTTCTCAGGATGATGCAGAACTGCCATCCTCGGATGGCGATGGAGTGGCAGTAGTGCGCAAGGGAAAGCGCAAGGATCACGAATTCCTGCCCAAGGAAGTAGCCGACCTCTGGGACATCAACGCCAAGCGATATAAGGAGATAAAATCCACCTTCGAGACGCTCAAGGCGATGGAAGACAAGGAGCCGTGCGACCGATATGAGTATCTGAAGATTCTTTCGGATCTCGACAAGAAATACCGTGCCGATATGCTCACCTACGATTCGTACGTGGTGACCCGTGCCGACCGTGACCGGGTAGCCAAGGAACGGGTATCATAAATTATTCAGAACATAATATCAGAAATAGTATGAAAAATGTAAATTATGAAGAATTCGTGGAAAAGTTCAAGCCGAAGAAAACCACGGACGACTGTTATACTCCACCAATTGTGTATGATGCCGTACTAGATTGGGTGAGAAAGAACATAATAGGAGACAGACCTGTGGTTCGCCCATTCTATCCTGGTGGAGATTATGAAAATTATGATTACACGGAAGGTAGTGTTGTCGTCGATAATCCGCCGTTCTCTATATTTGCCAAAATCTGCGACTTTTATGTTGCTCGTTCTATCCCGTTCTTTCTTTTCGCACCAGGAATGACAAGCATTCGCGACAATGTAACCTTTATAGGAATCGGAGTATCGATAACTTACGAAAACGGAGCAGGCGTTAGTTCTTCGTTTGTCACGAATATGCTTGGCGACTTAGCCTGTACTACAGCACCTGCTCTCTATGAGGCAGTTAAAAAAGCGAATGACGAAAATATAAAAGGAATGCGTAAAAGTTTACGCAAACTTTCTTTTCCTGATAATGTTCTCCGAAGTTCAGAAATCAATACAATGAGCCGTGCAGGCATAATGTTTAGCGTTAAAAAGAGCGAATGCCGTGTTGTAAGAAGAGTTTCTACATGTAAAAAAGGAGAGTTTGGCAGCTCTTTTCTGCTGTCAACTCGGTTGACAGCAGAAAAGCTTGCAGCAGAAAAGCTTGCAGCAGAAAAGCTTGCAGCAGAAAAGCTTGCAGCAGAAAAGCTTGCAGCAGAAAAGCTTGCAGCAGAAAAGCTGCAGCTTAATGATGCATGCATTGAAATCATCAAGATTCTAGACGAACAGGACAAAACATGAGAGAACCAGCCAACATCGATGCCATCATCGACCTGATGGACCGCACCCCGGAGGAGATGGAAGCACAGGGCGTTCCTGCCAACGTGCGCAACCGCATTCTGCGGCTCCGTGCCCTCTATGCCTGGTGGCTCGCCAATCCCCGCAAGACAGACCAGGAACTGGTGCATAAGGACATGCAGGACTACAAGGTGCAGCGCATGATGGCTTATAACGACCTGCACCTCATCAAGCTTATACTGGGCAACCTTCAGAACGTATCCAAGGACTTTGCCCGCTACCGCTTCGATCAGATGATACAGCAGACCTACGACAAGGCAGAAGAAACGGGCGACGCCCGGGCCATGGCTGCCGCTGCTGCCGCATACGGCAAGTTCCACCAGCTAGACAAAGCCGACCCAGTGGACAACGGATACGACCAGATTCAGCCACAGGTGTTCATCCCTACTTCAGATCCTCGCCATCTCGGCTTGAAGCGCATACCGAACGTAATGGGAACCATCAGGAAGCTCATCAAGAAATACACAGACAACAGCATGGACCTCATCAGAATAGAGAGCGAGGACTACGATGAGCAGCTCCTGGAATATACACCTACCGAAGAAGTAAAGGAAGAGGAGAAATCATTATGATAGAACAATATTTCAACCCGGCACAGCAGGAAGTAAACCTCATCAGCGCCCGCGACTCTGTAGTCGTGGGCGGTCGTGGTATCGGAAAGAGCATCCTGCATGCCACCTTCAACCTGCGCAACATGCAGCGCATGCCTGGCAGCGATGGCGGTTTTGTTTCTGCCAATACCAAGCGATGCCTTACCAATACCCTTCCTTCCATGCTCCAGCACTGGGAGCGATGGGGGTTCCACCGAGGCAAGCATTATCTCATCGGCGTGAAACCGCCCAAGAAGCTGGGATGGCCGGAACCGGTAATCCCGCCTTCCAACTGGGAGAACACCATCTCTTTCTATAACGGGTCCATCGGTACCATCATCTCGCAGGACCGCAAGGGAACCTCCAACTCCCTCTCGCTCGACTACCTGGACATAGACGAGGCGAAGTTCATCAACTTTGAGCAGCTGAAGGACGAAACCTTCCCTGCCAACCGTGGTAACGTGAACCTCTTCGGGCAGCACTACTACCACCATGGCATGCTCATCACCTCGGATATGCCCGTAACCAAGAAGGGATCCTGGTTCCTCAACTACAAGAAAGACTGTGATCCTCACCTCATCGATGCCATCTCATCGCTGGTGGTGGAGGAATACGATATCCGCAACCGCATCAAGACATCGGGCAACATCAGCCTGTATGCCAAGCGCCGACTCAAGGAGATTGGTCTGCTCCTGGCACAGCTGCGCTCCAAGGCTCTGTTCTATAAAGAGTACTCTTCAGTATATAACATCGAGGTGCTGGGCATGGATTTCATCAAGCAGATGAAGCGAGATCTGCCAGCCCTCACCTTCCAGACCTCCATCATGTGCAAGCGCCCTTCCATCTCGCTCGATGGCTTCTACTCCAACCTCAGGGATGTGAACCTATACACGGCGCCCAACCTGGCCTATCTGGACGGACTGGAGTATGACATCGACAAGCTTCAGCATGTGGATTCACGCATGGATGATGATGTGGACCCCGACCGCCCGCTGTGCATCGCCTTCGACGCCAATGCCCTGATCAACTGGATAGCCGTGGGGCAGGATAACCTGCGGGGTGAAGCCCGCTGCCTGAAGAGTATATTCGTGAAGTATGACGAGAAGCTGCCTGCCCTGCTCGACAAGTTCATGGAGTATTACGAGTACCACCGCTGCAAGGAGGTGAACTTCTATTATGACTCCACCTTCGTGGGTAACAACTACGCCCTGATGAATGATGACTTCCATACCTTCATCACCAACTACCTCACCGACCATGGCTGGTATGTGAACGAGGTATATCTTGGCAATCCGATGGGCCACCTGGAGAAGATGCTGCTCATCAACCGCATGTTTGCAGGCAGGGCTGAGCACAGAGCCATGATCAATAGCGAGAACAATGAAGACCTGCTCATCTCCATCCGTCTTGCCGGAGTGTATAACGGCAAGAAGGATAAGCGTGGAGAGAAGCTGGCAGAGACCGAAGAGGATAAGCTGGAAGCCCGCACCGATGGTTCTGATGCCTTCGATACGCTGATGATAGGCATAGAGAAATATCCTCAGGCTGATGGCTACATAGCCACCGGCTCCATGTTATAATGCGATTTTGTAATCCTACATACATGATAGACGTTCTCGGTTGAACGCGTTCCCACGGGGAGTCCGCTGCGAAGCGTGCTCCCCTTTTCTTTGGCTTTACTGTGTTGCAAAAATCCTGACAGTGGTTTACATATACCGCTAACTCGCAGGGGGCGGCAGGCGGCTTCGGGCGTAGGGCAGTGGGGGGTCTTAATGCTGAAACAGGTGTTTTTCTTCTGTTCAGCCCGGCTGAAACCCCGATGAAATCGAGGTTTTTGGAAAACCGGGTGTGGAAAAGTTGTTGCAAATCGCCGTTTTTCCCTATCGCTATTTCGATGATAGCACCTGCCGAATGCTGCGGTTTCATCGCAACAGCCTTCATATTTCCTGCAAACACCCGGAAAACGGGTTTTTCCTTGTTTTAAACTTTATAATAAAGATTATACCAAAGATTATAGTTAAAAATGCGATAAAACTTGCCAATCTCAGAAAAAAGATGTATTTTTGCACCGTGTTAATCATTAACACAGTGCAAATACAACTTTTAAAATACGACAATTATGAGCAATACAACTACCATTTATACGATTTGCCAACCAGGCGGTAGCTCTGTTGTTGCCGTCCAAGAAGACAACAGAGACAGAATCGCCATTACTGGCACTGTTAATAAAGCAATGTTCTTTAACATAAGCACAGCAGACAGACTCAAGGAGCTGATGACTCGTGCCATTAACAATCGTACACGAGAGCGTAACTATTTCAAGCTCTATTGCGATATGCTCGATGGCAGTATCACAGAAGAGGAATTCGATAAGGAGATTGAGGAGAATGAGGACAGATATGTCATCAAACAAAACCAGGATGCTTCCGTAGAAGATATGGAGGTGGCCCTTGAGGTTAGTCCCTTTCTTATGGATGTGAAATCTCCCGATGATATGGCTGAAGTTTTCTCGTTTAGTGAAAAATCAATGCAAAAATGTATTCAATGATGAATATCTATATAAACGAGGGCGAAACCGTAGAAGGAATCAAGGCAGACATCATAGCTAGAAGAGCAGAATGGAAGGGACTCAAACAGGAACCCATAACCGGAAAACTGATGATGCTCTATGAGCTAGACAGAAATTGTTCTGTAGAAATCACGGAAGCTTTAGAGCTGGACGATGAAGGGAAAATGTTGCGCAAGCAGCTGGGCATACACGGAGAAGTGGGGTCCAAGATACAAGGAGATGCCATCAGGCTATGGGTAGATGCCAAGCGAAACATTCTCAGGTTTACAACCAAGGAAGGTGTATCGGGTAGGCATGGTGCAAACCTGGCAAGTACCAACAGAAGAACTGTGGGCAAGATTAAATATTCCTTTGACAATTATAAACGACTTTTCAATCACTCGGCACAGGTCGGGTCAAACATTAAAGGACAAATAAAATGAAAATAGATATTCTTACATTGTGCGACTTTGCGAAAGATTACGCAGGAAAGCTGACGATTATGGGTATATTTGATCATTATACCGTTAAAAAGGATCCGCTGCCTAAGAGTACGTTCTATCTGGTAGCGAAAGTAATACTGAATAGCGAAGAAAACAAGCAGGAGAAAGAATTTACCACCAAGGTGATTGATATGGCAACGGAGAAACCTCTATTCGGACTCAGCGGCAAGATAAATCCTACTCCTTCAGATGAACGCTCTTCCAGCAATTTCATCTTCGAGTTTTCGGATTTCCAGTTTCCTTCAGAAGGCGATTATAAGTTTTCGTTCAAGATTGGAGACATAGAAAACTCTGTTTTTCTGAAAGTTCATTTCCAAGAATAACCATATACCCTCGGTGCTCCATGCATCGGGGGTATTTTTTAAACTTTATCATCATGCAGGCGGACAAGACCCAGAAGCCTGTTTATTATACTTTTTTCTTCCATACCTTATAATATATTATTCTATTAAAATGAAAAACGATGCAAATATAAGGAATTTTATTGAGATATCGGGGAATTTGCACGGAAAACAGCCCGAAATCCTAATCTTTAGAAGAAAAATACGACTATTTTTTAAAATTTCCCCATTTTTATTTGGCGGTTTCAGATTTTCTTCTTACCTTTGCCACCGCTTAACAAGATGATAGTAATCTATCCGGCAGGGCGACCGTTTCGCCTATGGCTTCTCAGCCGCAGGCTTTTTTTATGCCTAGGAAAATCTCTTTCCTAACTGGGAAAATAATTTTTCCCAACTGGGAAAATAGATATGTCCAATACATGGCGGCTGCATGAACCGTAAGATTTGATTAGTCCTCTCGGATAAGTCATCATCTTGTTAAGCAACGGGGAATGCAGCCGCCACCCTTTTCTGTTATCAGAAACAAGTGCACTGCTTATGCTTAACAAGATGATGCAATATGCAGAATTCTATTTTATTAAATGATGCGATGCAGGCTAAGCCTGCCGGCATCCACGTGAATGTGAACGAGGGAATGAAATCCCTCAAGTGTGCAATCAGCCGCGAAGCCAAGCGCCTTTGGGCTACCAGGAGCGAGACCTTCAGCTACCTCTGCGAGGAGAGCGTGAGCTATGGCGACGTGGTACTCACCATGGCGGGCATGCTTGCCCTGGTAATGCTTGTGTTTATAGGTGGTTATCTTTTCGGAGGGGAGGTGATGTAGCTATGGCTGATTTGGAGAAAGAACTAGCCGGAAGCCTTCTGGAGGAATACAGAAAGGTATATCCCGACACCACCGTTACCACGATGAACGTGCTCGACGAAGTGAAGATCAACGACAAGTGGGTGGTAGATGCCGCCCTGAAGCTTGGTAAGATGACCCACACCATGCCCCTGTATATCGGGGTATCGAAGGAGAGCCGGGTTACCAACATCAAGGTATATAAGTCGGCCGAATTCCTGAAGAACGTGGAGAAGACGAAGTCAGGTACCAAGGTGAAGTACAGAGACCCGAGAACCCCATCGATTCACGTAGAGGGTGAAATCGTGAAGGAAGGAGTCCACTATGAAGGTGGAGCCGCCTGCCTGTGGCTCTTCAGCGAGGAAGCCGGATTCACACCCGAAGACGATGTTTTCGCCGTATTCTGGCGCCCGGTGGAGGAAGACAAGAAATAACCGTCTTTTTCCGTTTAAAGAAAAGTGAGTAATTTTGCAGTATTAAAATTTAAAAATTATAGGATTATGAAAGATCAGCAGATGAATAATATCGGTACACAGGAAGAAGTGAATAATGCCACACCATGGCAGGAAAATGCCCAGCAGGATGGCAATAACATGCCATCGCCTGGCAAGAATGAGAGTGTCGGGACGAACGGCAAGCCGCTCACCACGGAGGGGTTCCACACGCTGCTTGCAGCCAACACCTTCATGCTCTCGAAGGCGAGAAGAGAATACGCCACCGAGATTGCCGACCTCCAGAAGGAATATGATGACACTCTGGACATCATACTGGAGAAGGAACACCAGGCGAACTTTGAACTCCGTGAGGTTCGCGATGAGTATGAGAAGGCTAAGGAAGAGCACGAACAGACCCTTCGTGAGCTGAAGAAAGAGCGCAACGAGGCCGGCCGCAAGCAGAATGTAGGCAAGGCCGAGGCCAAGAATCGCTGGTCTTCTGCCAACGAGGAGATTCAGAGTAAGCGCCACAACATCTTCGAGTGGTACAGAAATTCGGGGGGGGTACTCACGGGAGCCGAGGAAGGACTCCTTCATCCAGGTTGGACCAGAGACAAGAAGGGAGGAATGAGCGATGAATGATGAATTGAGAGAACTCGTATTAAACGAGAATGTTCCGATGAGTCTCGTCGAGGAGTTTAGCAGCAAGGTAAAGGCTTTAAAGGATAAGGCTGAAAAATTGAATTCAGCAATGAGAGAAACACGCTCCTTTAGCGTAAAGCTTGATTGTGTGGAACAAATGACTCAGCTTCTTGAAAAAAGAACTGAAGCTGAAGAAGACTTCGTAAAAGAAGCCAGAAAGTATGTAAAGAAAGGAGGAATGAGCGATGGACGAGAATAATTCAACCAATATGCGCATGACAGCGGAAGTATGGAATGCGCTGGCAGATATGATGAACGTTGCTCAGCTCGACAACTTCATCGAGAACCTCAACTTCATACAGGATAAGCTTGTATCAGACGAGGTAGTGACCAACAGCGTGGACGATTTCGGAGGTCCCGGCAAGGTGCTGCTCATGCTCAACGCCTTCAAACGCATGAGCAATCTCTTTGAGACCATGAAAATCGCACTCAAGGCGAAAGGAGGTGCAGCATGACGGAAGCAGAGCTGTGGCGTATGGGAGTAGCCCTCCACGCCTACCTGGAAGATTACCAGCCCTATGATCCGAACAAAGACGCTCCCGTGGAATACAAAACCTCGAAGGAGATTCAGACCGACATATCGGATATGGTAACGGCAAGCGTCAACGATATCACGGAATACATGCTGAACGAGGGCTACAAGATGGGCTATAGCGGCAAGCAGCTGGCCTGGATATTACAGGACGATTCAGCGCCCTTCTAAATGATGACATTCATTTTTTTTCAATTAGAAATCATATAAACCTCAAAAGGTTCATAAGCTTAGGCTAAGCGTAGCCGATTATAACTTATACTAGTGTATTTCAAGTACCCGGTCGCCGTGAGGCGGCTGGGTATTTTTATTTTCTCCCCTATCATCTTATCTTTGCATTGTTTTAATGAAACAGAGATATGATTACAGTTATCAACCAACCCATTTCGCCCATCTTCACCAGCGAACTCGACGCCTTCTCCTTCAAGGTAAGCGGTGAGTATGCCGTCGTCACCATCACCTGTGGCGATGAAGAGGTGCTCAGCGAAAACTACTACCCCGTATCGGGCAAGGTGACCATACACGACCTGGGCACACTCATAGCCGACTACGTGCGCCAGACCGTGGTGGCCGACTGCACCATCAAAATCACCGAGCATACGGGCGACAGCGACACGGACAGCTGGACGGGCAGGTTTACCGCCCACTATGCCACCGTAGATATCAACATGAGCTGTGAGGCGTTCCTCAACACTTTCTTCCTCACCCTGCTCGATGGCTACAAGCTCACCCGTCTGGGGCATCGGGAGTACCTGCATGCAGCAGGCGCAGACAGCACCGTCCCCATCGTGGTAGCCCAGTATTTCGATGGCAGTCACACCGTGAACACCGCCACCTTCGGAGCGGAAGACGTGCCCACTCATACCGACAAGGGCGTAACCACCTTCGATGTATCGCCCGACAGGTTCTACGATGAGAGCAAGGGCAGTCTCTTTGCCTATACCGTGAGCGTGGGCAAGCGGGAACAGGAGTTCAGGATAGACCACACTCAGGCCGTGGCAGACCCCGTGCTGCTCTTCACGAACTCGTTCGGCTGCCAGGAGATATTCTACTGCCTGGGCAAGAAGAAGATTGCCCCAACCTTCGAGCGCAAGCAGGCGGTGATTGAAGGCAAGAAAATAAACTATTCCGTAAGGGAGACCCGCACCTTCGAGGGCGACACCGGCATTATTCCGCCATCCATGACCCACTTTGCCGAAGACCTGCTGCGAAGCGATGAAGTATATCTCTTCAGGGATTATGCCCAGGATAAGGAAATCACCTTTACCGACTCGAAAAGCGAACGTACCAACGAAGATGATGACCTGGCAGAGTTCACCTTCTCCTACCAGTATGCCCAGAGGGTACAGAACGTCATCTTCAGAACCGTAAGTTCCACATCGGGAAGAATCTTTGATGATTCCTTCGATGATACATTCAACTAGAAGTTTCACCCTTATAATTTTGTCGCAGATATGCCAAAGGAAACAACACCCAAAGCTATTCACATCAATGAACTGAGGCGTGCGCTGGATATTTCACGCATCGACCGCACACCCGTGGACCTGGACTGCTGGAAGGGCAGCGACGGTTCCATCATCCAGTATCGGGGCTGGTTGGTGAAGAGCAGTTCCTGGCAGCAGGGAACCCACAACCTCTACAACCCCGTGAACCATCAGATACGCAAGGTGAGGGATATCTTCATCTTCAGATATAATGATCATCCTATTTATTTATAAAGATTATGGAAAAGAATAACAACGATATTGACATCACCTTCGCCACCATGGGCGCCGTGCTCGACTATCAGACCTCCTCCCCTACCAGCGGATTCGTGGAGTCGGGCAGCATCTTCGATGATGACGGAACTACCCCTCTCGTAGAGATAGAGATAGGCAAGAAGAGTTATACCTACATACCGTTCGGCGAAGACAACATGCTGCCCTACGAGCTTATCAGGCGAATAGGGGAGAGCAGCGTGATGGCACAGAATAAACTCTTCAACGTGCTCACCTGCTACGGCATGGGCTTCCAGTATAACGACGTGGATACCAAGCTGCCCAGCAAGGACAAGGAAGTGAACCTGTTCAGGATGCACAATTCCATGAGCCGCTTCTTCCTGGAGCAGATTACCGACATGAAATACTTCTTCTTCTGCGTCTCGGCCATCATCCTCAACAAAAAGGGCGACAAGATAGTGGGCATCCGACACAAGGAGGCATGCTACTGCCGCTTTACCCAGAGCAAGAACGGACGTTCGGAATACGTGCTCTATGCCAACTGGAGAAACAGCGTAACGCCCGACAACGTAGAGGTTCTGCCACTGCTCGACGAGCTGGACCCTCTGGGCGACCTCCAGAAGCGCATGGGGCTTGACGGGCAGAACGGCAAGGTGAAATCACGGCAGAGCACCCAGCCGGCCTGCAAGGAGCGCGTCTTTGCCATCGTAACCCGCTTCCCTACCCCAGGCTGCCAGTACTATCCCGTGCCCTACTATTCCGCCATCTTCAGGGATAAATGGTACGACATCTCCCGGCTCATCGCCATCGGCAAGATGGCCAAGCTGAAGAACCACGCCACCATTCCCTACCTGGTAGAGATTCACAACGACTACTGGCGCGGCATCTTCAAGGAGGAACACATCACCGACCCCGAGAAGCAGAAACAGCGCAAGCTTGCCGAGAAGGAGAAAATCCGCTCCTTCATATCGGGCATAGAGAACAGCGGCAAGCTCTGGATAGCGGGCTACTACACCACGCCCGACGGCAAGGAGGTGAAGATGGTGCGCATCACCCGCATCGACACATCGAAGGATGGAGGCGACTACAGCGATGACATTGCCGAGAGCAACAACATGCAGTGTTATGCCGACAACATCCATCCTAACCTGGTGGGCGCCACGCCCGGCAAGAGCCAGACCAACAATTCGGGTTCCGACAAGCGTGAACTCTTCACGCTGAAGCAGAGTATAGAGAAGGCATTCCACGACCTGATGGAGACCGTTCACTGGGTGGTGATCTACTTCAATCACTGGGAAGAGAAGGTTTATCCAGACGTTCCGCTCATCATGCTCACCACGCTCGATGAGAATAAGGATGCCAAGAAAGTGTCTAACAATCCAAATTCAAAGACAGATGATCAAGATTAGCATTGAACAGTTTGAGCAGCTCCTTCCTTTCGTGGGGGCTGCCACCGAAGATGTCTTCAGGAACATGGAGCCATCATTCACCATTCCATACAGCGAGCTGGTGGAACAGGTGATAGGTAATGAATATGTAGAGAATGCCACGCAGGAAGGCACGGAACTGATGACCGCCATCCGCAGCTACGTGATACGTGCCACCTTCCTGAGCCGTCTGCACTCGCACGACCTCATCATGACCGACAACGGTTTCGGCGTGGTATCCAACGAGAACATCGCTCCGGCATCGCAGGCGAGAGTGGAAGCCATGAAGGCAGAACTCACCTACCAGCGCGACTACAACAAGCACCAGGTTATCTTCCTGATGCGCAAGTTTGACGGCTGGAGCGAGACGGAACAGGCAGAGATGAACATTAACTCGCTGGTATGGTCGCCTGCCATCCTCTCGGGCTGGTGCGGCGTAAGCGGGCAGCTCACCTATGACGACCTGGTGAAGTACAAGAAATCCATCGATGCCACCGAGGCATTCCTGCGCAAGCAGTTGGGCGATGCCCTCATCGATGAAATCATCGCCGAGGAGCGAAAAGGTCATTTTGCCCCATCTCATCGTGCGGCAAAGGTAAAAATGCTCGCTTTCATCGGTGAACACCTCACCGTAAATGGTACTGAGAAAACGACCGTCGAATACCTGCATCGCAGCACCCTTCTCTTCGAGAACCTGCTTCGGTTCATAGAGGAACACATCGGTGATTTCGAGAAATACGCGGTTTCATCGGCCTACAAGGCCAATCACATGAAAAGTTATGAAAACAAAGCTGACGACACAACCTTCTTCTTTGCTGGCTGACGGCACGCTGGTGCTGCATACCCCACACTCCTGGAGTGAACTGACGCAGGACCAGCTGCGCTACGTGCTCTACCTGCTTACGCAGGGCTGGGACGAATGGCAGGTGAAGACCTACCTGTTCTGCAGGTTTGCGGGCGTGAAGGTGCTCAACGAGAAAAAAGACGGCTGGCTCTGCGAGGTGAAGACCGAAGAAGGCAAGAAGCTGCGGTTTTTCCTTGAGCTATGGCAGGTGAGGGAGTTCTGCGAGGAATTCAATTTCATCTTCGACGGCAAGGGAGCAGACAACAGGCTCGACTTTATAGGCCGTTTCAAGGCTGCGGACGTGGAACTGCACGATGTACCGTTCTACAACTACATCGTCTGCGACAACTACTACCAGAACTTCCTACAGAGCGACCAGTCGGACGATACGCCTATCCGCGAGATAGCTGCCATCCTCTACCTGAAGGAGGATGGCAGTGAAGCAGGGCAGATAGACTGCTCTGCGCCCGAGATGATAGGTGTGTTTCTCTGGTTTATGTGGATAAAGTACAACTTTTCCACGCATTTCCCTCATCTCTTCAAGCCAGCCGGTGGTGATGGCGAGTACGATGCCACCGAAGCCATGAACGCCCAGATAAGGGCGCTGACGGGTGGCGACATCACCAAGGAAGAGATAATCAAGAAGGCTGACGTGTGGCGGGCACTCACCGAGCTGGATGCCAAGGCACGTGAAGCTGAAGAACTGAACAAAAGACTGAAGAAATCATGATCAAGACAGACATCAACACTCCATCGGTACAGGTGGGCTTCGATGCTTTCTCCTACTTCAGAGACCTGACGAAGAAGAATAAGCTTACCCAGGAACTGGGCTTCCTGGCCACCACCTGCTCCAGTCCCATGGCCTTTGAGGGCATGCTGGAAAATATGCAGAAGAGCAGGAACTTCATAGTGATAGACGATACCAACGACGGCAACGTGGCGGTGAACGGAGACGGAAGTTTCCGCAAGATAGTAACCTATACGGTATGGATCCTGATGCGCTACAGACTCAACGACATGAACGACCGTCAGGAGAAGCTCAACACCTGCCGCAAGGTATTCCGCCAGTTTCTGAGCCGCATCCTCATGGACAAGATGAAGTGGGAAAGCGATTTCACCTATCTGCTGAGCGACCAGGTGGATAATCGGGAGATAGGCGCATATTTTATTAACGGGCTTACGGGCGTGGAGTTCCACATCGACGTGAGTGAGCCGCTAGACCTGGTATATAACAATGAAGAATGGAACGAATAACATCAAGACTCCCGTCACCCAGGAAGACATCCACGCCTATGAGCGTGGATGGGCTGAGGAGATGGTGAACATCTGGAAGGAGAAGATCATACACTACCGCATCCGCCATACGGGTGCCCTATATAACAGTGTGCAGGCTACATCGTTTGGCGGATCATCAAGAATCATCGCCCACAAGTTCCTGCTCTACGGACTGTATCAGGAGACGGGAACGGGCAACGGTTATTACCATGGCAACCCTGGCGACCTCTACTTCCTGGATAAGGAATACCGTGCGAAGCATCATCTGGGCGAACCGAGACAGCGCCGCCCATGGTTCGACCGGAAATACTATATTTCCATCATGAAGCTCAACGATATGGAGGGCTATTTCTACGGTACGGAATATCAGGGCCTGATGGCAGACCTGTTCAAGCAGATGTTTGGCAAGATATAGTGTATTTTTGTTTCAGGAATCTTATTTGTATTTTTGCTTCAAAATTGAAATAGAATCATGCAAAACGAAAATACCATACAGGAACTGACCAGGATGCTCACCGGCATACGTGATGAGCGTGCCAAGGGCGCCAACACGGCATGGCGTGTGGGAAGCGCCCTGCTTGCCCTGCTCGAATATGCCATGCAGGATAACGGAACCTACCTGTCCAGGGAACATGATGATGCCGCTGCCGGTGTTATCACTTTTCTGAAAGGAATCATCTCTGAATCAACGGCTAAGATGAAGGGAGGTACACAGTTTGGTAGTTTTACCTCGGGCATCATGGGCGGCACGGGTGCGCAGATTGATGGCAAGGGCAATGCTGAGGTGGAATCGATTACCGTGCGAAGCTCTGTCATCGCCAAGGAGCTTATCGTGAACCGCCAGACGGCAATGGAAAGCAACTTTGTGTTCACGGAGAGCGGACTGATTGAGAGTGTAAGCGAGATTCCTGCAACATCTGAAGGCGGCAATACCACCTATTTACTGGGGCTTCAAAAACGATGGGAAGGTGACTTTACAGCGTTCAGGGAGAACGATGTGATTTTGGCATCGGTCAATAGGCTATCAGGAAATGGGGGGCATTATGATATGTGGCTGAGAGTTCTTTCGGTGAACACCGTTGCAAACACCATTACTGTGGTCTGCTATCCCGATAGCGAGGTTTCTTCTGGAGTGAATCATCCTCCTTGCGAGCTTGCCCGGTTAATCCGCTGGGGCAACGCCGTGGACGAAGACAGGCAGAGCTGCTGGTATATATCATCATCTGATGGATTGCTTGTCTGGCTCGACCATGTGACCAAGCCTATCATCGATAAGAGCAATTATTCCGTAGCTATCGGAAAGCTTCCTGATGCCTTATCGTTCATCTTTGCAGATTATCCTCTGGCCGACAAGCGTGACGGAGCATTCTACGCAAAGTATCTGGCGGTGCAAAATATCATCAGGACAGACTACCAGGGTAACGTGAAGCGGGACGTTGTTGACAGGGGGAAATGGTCGCTGGAAACCGCCCAGGGAAATAGCCCTTATAGAAGTACAAACACCGAGGTACACGACGTATGGTATTACGGATGCCGATGGAGATGTTTGGTTGACAAAACCACCGATGAACCCAGATATGCCAGTACGGGCTGGGCGTTTGTGGAAGGCAATCCTGAGTTCTCTATTGATATATCATCTTCCAATGGTTTTCGCTTCTCGAAGAATTATATCTTCGGTTGCAGGGATGACCTCGGAGAATTGCAGCCTTTTACCATCATCACGATAAGAGGCATTCTCTATAACAATGATGTGACGGAGCATTTAACCAACGTCGTATGGACCAGGGACACCGGCAACCCGACGGAAGATAATAAATGGGCACAGCAGGTGGCGCAGCGTAAGGATCAGATTCACCTGCCACTTACGGGTAGCGACCTGGGCGACAACTGGGGTACCAATAATCCCTGCGTCTTCAAATGCTCGGCAGAAATCAGGGATGGAGAAGTTTTAACATCAGAATACGAAATAGAATTTTAAAATTTTTAATTATGCCTTTAACAAGAAGTGACAGAAAGAAAATGGAGAAAGCTCCTGTCATTTACTCGATGCTCTGCAACATCGAAGTAATGGCGGATGGCTACACTCCTACTACGCAGAATTACGATGCGGTCAGTGGAATCATGTTCCCTGATTATTCGGCTTCGCCGCTTAACCTTTTCCCTCGCTGCGTCTTGATTGATCCGGATTCACCCGTAGCTTCCAAGACCTACAACAGTATGCTGAAATCGTTTGAGTGGTTTGAGGTGACGAAAAACGGAACGGTTTCCATCTATTCCAAGGGTGGTACGGTGGCTAGCGGCTACGAGGTAATTGCGTCCGGCGACTACGCGGGTCAGCTTGTCGTTAAGAAAAACGGTAAGGTGGGCGAACCGAGAGCTTTGCGATTCGTGGGTATCTACGAGGAGGATGGCTACACCTACAAGTTCGACCGAAGCATTCCGCTTTCCGCAAACGATGTGACTCCGGCTGGCTCGGAACTGATGATTGATTCGCCTGCGGCACTCGCCTACAACCCGCTCCGTATGCCCGAGCAGCAGACCATCAACGTAACCGTTATCAAGGGTACCACGGATATAACCAACGATGAACGATGCAAGTTGATGTGGTATCGGCGTGATGCAAGGGGTACGGAAACGCTCCTCACGGCAAATGCCGATTATGATAACATTGAGGTAGTTTCCGCCGTGAAGAGCAAGAATGGCAGTATCACGTCGCTGGTTATCGACCGTGAACTGATTGGCGAGGGACAGACCTACGTGGTTTATGCCCTATTCCGGGCTGACAAGAAATTCCCTAGCTCGCCCGAGCCTTCCGATTCCAGAGCCTATACCACCATCAAACGCCAGTTTCCACCCCTTACGTGCATCATCCGTGGCGATGGTCTCCGTTCTACGACAGATGCCAACTGCGTGAAGGCAATCGTAAGTGATAACCAGGGTGTACTCGACAACTGGAACAAATACCTTTACGCTTCATGGAAGGTATCTGACGGAACCACGGAAGAAGAAAGAGCACGTGGTGAAGAGGTGCTGCTGCCTGCTGAATACGGCAAGGATTTCTATTGTGATATCGAGACACGAGGTGTTAACAAGGTAATGGTTTCCGATACGGGCGAATGGCTTACTGATGCCGACGGCAGCGTCATCATCACAAGAGATTACGAGGGTGACTGATACCCGATGTTTTCCATGTTTAGTGTTTAATCTTAAAAGATACATACATTATGCCTTATTATGTAAAAGTAACAAAGAAGGTAAGAGAGGCGTTGCTTCCTGCTTACCTGGTAGTGCAGAGAACCTTCGATGGTAACTATCTGCTTTTTCAGTCAGCCCTTTCCAAGGTAGAGGGCAATACGCTTTCCGAGAGATGTGCCGCCGTGGGCGGTTCGCTGATTACTCCTCTTGATGTGGCTGGTGAGGTGAACGGCACGAATTGTGCATCTTGCTACACTCCGAAGGAGTATGGCGGAGACGAGGACGAGAATACTACCGAGGATTTTCGTCCAGGAGAGAATATTGAGGTTCCTCAGCCGGGAGAGAATGTAGAAGCTCCAAAACCCGAGGGGAATGTAGAAGCCCCTCAACCATCGGAGACTGAAACAGAGACTGAAACGGAGGAGAAACCAGAGTCAGAAACAGATAAAGAAGAAAGTGAGGTAACAGATGAGCCAAAGTAGTGCAACCTTCAGAATTATCAGCATCTCGAATGGTAAGACTTATTACACCATCATGCAGTGCGACCAGGGCGATATTAACCAGCTCTATGATGATAGCGGTGCCGTGTTCCCTACTTTCGGCGGTACCAACTGCCCTACGGTGATGTTCCTGGTTTACGATTCAGAGAATAGCGCCAAGTCTATCGTAGTACCTGATGCCAACATCAAGTGGTTCGTAAATGGCGTGGAACTCACCTTTTCCGGACAGATTTCTACCAACAATTTCAACGGCAGCGAAACCGGTCATTTCAAGCGCATCACCAAGACCATTAACGGCGTGAACGTCCAGTGTCTCCAGGTGATCAAGAATCTGATAGGCATCAACAGTAGAAGTTCGTTTGCCATCACCGCCACCGCTACGGGCTTGGTAGAGAATACGAGCACCGAGCTTTCCGCCCAGTTCCCTGTCACCATTGCCTACGGCGATACATCATCCAAGAAGGTAAGAATCCAGTCTCCTGCCAGCTATAAGGGTACTCCGTTTACCATTGAGGCGAGAGGTGGACAATGCCAGATTCAAGCCGTGGTTGTAACCAACTCAGACGAAGGTTTTACGGTGGATGGCTACTTCTTTGAATGGTATCAGCAGAAAGATGGAGCGTGGACGAACCTTAATACTGATTCGAGTGCGCATACGCTGACCGTATTGGAGACGATGGTTAACGGCAGTGCGTTGTTCATGTGCAAGGTGTATAGCGACGCAGATAAGACAAATCTCTATGGTACGGATATTTGTAGCGTCAATGATATTTCCGACCCTTGGCAGGTCTTCCCTAACCCAGTGGTTAGCGAGACGAGTGACAAGCCTGCTACGCTGGTCTGCGTAAAAGGCAGCGGCATACCTGCCGTCTTCAAGCCTTACGTGAAATCAGGTTCCGACAGACTGTCTGCTGATAAGTGCTCCTTCACCATGGGCTTGTTTAATTCGGCAGGAACCAAGCTCAACGGAAAGGATTCGGCAGGCTACAATCCTCCGTTCCTTGATTCAGATAAAAAGACGGTTTTCGTGATTCCTGAGCCGTTTATCTCTGATAATGGTGGTATTGACGGTGAAATCGTCTGCGAGATTACCGAAACTCAAGAAAAATAATTATGACGTTAGTTCGTGGAACATTTAATATATCTAGCGTGGCAAACGGTGAGGATGCAATCTCTTATGAGATTGTACCCTCTACCCGTTCTTTGCTCATAGATGCTGACGGCAACTGGGTAGTTGGCACGACAATAAGCGGAAGATACGCCAAGGTTATTTGTTCGGTATATAAGGTGACTGGCTCTAAGCGAGAACTGTGTACAGAAAAGCTGTGGTATTCGGCAAGTAACGTTATAGCAAAAAAAGGTTCGTTTAATGGAGGCTCTTTTCATCTTATGATACCATCAAGTACCAATGTGGTAGATGTTTCAATCTTCGCTTCTAATGAAACCGCGTCGGGTCCTACCGGTAGTTCGCTCGCTATAATCAGCATTCCTGTGATCCATAATGGAACCAATGGTACGGCCGGCGCATCCCTCTTGTGCCAATATTCCGCTGATAAAACAAACTGGCATGACGGCTTCAGAGCGGGCGACGTGTGGATGCGGCAGAAACTAAGCACTGACACCACCTGGAGCGACCCGATGCGCATTGTAGGCGAGAAGGGAACGGATGGAAGCTACACGGAGTATTCCTATGGCATCAGCGAGAAAGAGAGCGTAGCAAGTTCGGCAAATTCTCCTGGTGTTGAAAATTGGTATGATATGCCTATCCCTACGACAAAGGATAAGCCTTATCTATGGATGAGAGTTATTAAGGTAGATGAAAAGGGCAACGAATCTAGCCCAGCTTACACCCGTCTGAATGGTAAGGATGGTAATAATGGAACGTCGGTAAACATCAAAGGCTCGAAACCTTCATCTTCTGCCCTGCCTAGCTCCGGTCAGAAGATGGGCGACTGCTATCTTATCAATGGCGAGCTGTGGGTGTATACAGGCGAAACGGGTTCGGGTATTGTTCACGGATTCGTGAACTGCGGCAACATCAAGGGTGAACCTGGCGATTCGGCAGTGCAGTATTTCTACCACATTGCGTGGGCTACCGGAATCAAGACGGATTCTTCCGGCACGATGACGGGCGTGGAAGGTTTTACTACTTCCAATCCGGCTGGTTTATCTTATGCGTATATGGGTGTTTGCTATAACACCGTCAGCAGTCCTGACCCTAGCGACTGGAATCAGTATAAATGGGTGAAGGTGGAAGGTAAGGATGCCGTAACCTACGAGATAAAACTGGATTCAAACACCGTGTCTGCCGACGGCAAGACGGGTAAGTTCCTGACAACCAAGTTGGGCAAATATCGCCTTCTCAGGCATACGGGTGACAAGACGGAGAACTGTTCGGGTGTCTTAGATACCCTTGATTTTCTTATATTCCCGATAGGAGCGGATGGCGAGGCACTTGGTGTTCTTTCGGGCGATAAGGATAGCGATATATATGGCATTATCACGGGTAATGGTCTCAAGGAAGAAAACGTATATCAGATAAAATTCTTCTGGTATTCGGGCCCTGCTGCTGTAGCCAATAGATACAATTATCTTCAGGCGCTTAAAAAGACGCAGGGTACTCCTACATCTACCATGGTGATTTCCGTTCTTGCCAGTAACACCTTCACCGTACTCCGTCAGGGAGTGGATGGCGAACGCGGCAGCAGTGGAGCCGTGTGGCGGCAGCATCGCGGCTTTGTGGAAGCATCGGAGACGGCAACCTACAAGTATGAAGCTGGAGGAAACGATGAGAAGTTTATAGATGCGGTGCTTCTTACGGGTGCAAGCGGCAAGAAGACGTGGTACAGATGTATACAATCGTATTACTCCACCGGTAAATCTGATTCAAGGAACACCGTAGGCTCTAATGACTTCGCCAAGTATTGGGATTCAGCCTATATGACGGTGGATTTCATTGCCACCGATTTCTTCCTCTCAGAGAACGCCGTGATTAATCTGTTGGGTTCCAATGAAATCAACCTCACAGATAAAAACGGAGATATTTTCGGCTCGTACAGAATTCCTTCGGGGAACGGCGATGATGGCGTGTATGCCTTGTGGCTAGGTGCGGCAACTGGCGGTGGAGCACCATTCTCGGTAACGAAATCCGGCGAAATATATAGTGTAAGCGGAACTATCGGCGGATTCAGAATCGGCGAGAATGGTCTCGGTACTAGTGAGGGCAGCAATATGTTCCTTATGAATGAATATATTCATTTCGGAAACTTTGCAGCCCTTACCAACTTCGACGGATATTGCATAGAGCTAGGCAGGAGGAATAATCGTTGTCTGACGGCCGTTTCTGCTACCAGTAGCAACAATGATATTTACGAGGGTGGCTTTTTCTCTGTTCTTGTCAATAAGCCAATGAAATTTCTTTCTTCTTATGCTGCTGCCCTTCGTTTGCAATGCGATTGGACGGCTGATGCTGGAGAGATTGATATGACAAAGGCATTCGAAGGTAATCATGCCATACTCATCGAATCGGGAGACGTGGCAGGTATCAGGCCTTCCTTTGTCCGCATTAATAAAGACTTGGCGCTATCCGACTATAATTTCAACGTCGAGTGCTATAATGAGGAGAACAAACCAATAACCTTAACCCTGCCTGCTAGCCCGAAATGGGGACAGCATTATGTGGTTATCCAGCGTGGCAGGGGGCGTATAAACTTCAGATCAGCACTCGGCACCAATATCCATGACCTCCTCAGCGATGCAGATGGCAAAACCTGGTATTCCGGCACTCGGGGGCAGATAACTTGGTTTTGGTATGATGGAACAGAATGGATGGTGAGATATGTAAATAGACAATAATTGATAGATAAAAATGAAATTGAATTTTGAGAATGTAGAGGTCTATACCTCAATCGACAAGTCATCTTGTCAAGTAGTAAATCTCCGCAAGGACATCGCTAACCTTGTGTATAACCGCGGAAACGGCTTAGGTCTCGAGGGCACTGCCCTTGCAACCAAGATGTGGAACGGCAATTCCGAGACGGAGTACAACGAGAGAGAGACGGAAATCATCCGCAAGCTGGTGGTTCAGAACTGTGCTCCATGCGTAATTGATGCGGTTATCGCAATTATCGGAAACGGAGAAGAGAATAAGTAATTTTGAGTAGTAATTTTTAAAAAGTAATAATTATGGGAATTCAGACAAAGAAAATGAGCGAGTGGCTTGCTTCTAACGGTCAGGCTATCACTAACGCGAGCAAGAACACAATGATTGAAGTTGTCAAGGCGAATTCATTGCAGATGTACGACGGCGTATTCGTCATGTATCATCGTAACAGCGACGGCTGGCCTTTAGCGGTTAGAGTAAACGACTGGCCATCACTCCAGTCGGGCGGCCAGATTGCCGACGGTGTGTTACTCGTAGAGGGTGGTAAGCATATTGTTATTGCTCCTACCGAGGCAAGCGCAGGACTTCCATGGAGTTCTAAGCCAACCAAGGTGACAGGTTCGGACGGAAACGTTTCAAGCAAGGGTGATGGCGTGAATATCAGTGGCGTAACCACGACAGGTGATAGATTGACTGCGTTTGCGGATTTCACCGGCAAGACCAATACTGGCGCTATCATCAAGGCAAGTTCGACAACCAACATCACCAACACAGAGGCGTATGCTCCTGGATTCTGCAACAAGTATTCTCGTGCAAACGCAAACGGTAAAGGTTTGCTGGCAGGCAAGTGGTGGTTGCCATCTCTCGGTGAGCTGGCTATGATTTGGGCTAACTTCGATAAGATTAACTATGCCCTGTCAAAGATTAACGGCGCAACACAGTTGCAGAAGACATGGTACTGGTCTAGCACCCAGGGCTCGGCTGATATCGCTTGGTACTTGGATCTGAGCGGCGGCAACGTGGGCAACTTCTATAAGTTCTTTCAGAACAGGGTTCGTCCGGTTTCAGCATTTTTACAGTAGTTAGTAGTTAGTTCTTTAATTCTCCCACGCCCTTAAAGGCGTGGGGTAACAAGTTATTTGAGAAAAAGGTATTTATAATGGCAAAGATTGCTAGTGAGACGAGAATTTATAGAGAGACAAAGAAGTTTCTGAATGAGGTGATTTATGTGATTAAGGATTTTCCCAAGGAGCAGCGATATGTTGTAGGAGACAGAATCGAGCGTACGGCGATTGATTCCCTGCATATTATAGCAAGGGTCTATATGGGAAGAAATCTGAAGGAGCGAATCGCTGATATGACAGAGCTGCAATCCAACCTGGAATTATTGAATACCTTGATTGAGATAGCTGGAGAGCATCATTGGATAAAAGGCAGGAGTAAGTTAGCTAACTTGCTCCTGTTAATGGATAGCATTGGACGGCAGAGCACAGCATGGAAGGGTTCACTTGTCGCAGCCCTCGAAAAGGCAGAGAGTGAACGTAGTCAGAGCTAGGGAGGTACGCCAAACTAGGAGAACAGTCTTCCGAAATAAATGGGCCACAACCATCATTTATGGTAAAGAATAAGATATGTGGCGTCAACCCAGAACTCGGCTGATAACGCTTGGAACTTGAATCTGAGCGACGGCAACGTGAACAACAACTATAAGTTCAATCAGAACAGGGTTCGTCCGGTTTCAGCACTAATCAAGAAGACGTATTCCGAAAGGTTATAAAAAGAAAAAGATAAAATGGTAGATTTTGAAACGATGCTAGAAGCGTATCTAGACTGCCGCAAGAGAAAGCGGAGTACAGTCGGTGCTACGGAGTTCGAGCTGAATTATGTTCGCAACTTGGTCGAACTAACAAATGAAGTTAACTCGCGTCAATATAGAATCGGAAAGTCTATCTGCTTTGTCGTCCGCTATCCTCGCTATAGAGAAGTATTTGCAGGTCAGTTCAGAGACAGAATCATCCATCATTATATCGCATTGAGGCTGGAGCCGCTTTTTGAGCAGGTTTTCTGCGACAGAACGTATAACTGCCGAAAAGGTAAGGGGCAATTAGCTGGCGTGACTCAGCTTGCCGAGGATATCCGTGAAGAGAGCGAGAACTACACCCAGGATGCCTACGTGATGAAGGTCGATCTGAAAGGATTCTTTATGAGCATCATCAAGTCAGAGCTGGCAAAGATGATAGACGACTTTATCGTTGAGCACTACGAAGGAGACGACAAGGAAGACCTCAGATGGCTATGTAATCTCGTCATCATGCACCGACCAGAGCTTTACTGCGAAAGAAGAAGCCCTCTGTGGATGTGGAACTTTATCCCGAAGGAGAAATCGCTGTTTACAAACGGCGAAGACAGGGGTATCGCTATCGGCAATCTGTTTGCGCAGCTGTTTGCCAACTTCCTGCTTAATGTGATTGACTGGAAGATTGATGCGGTATGCGTAAGACATGACAGATATGTGGATGATATATCTTTCGTAAGCAAGGACAAGGCAAAGCTGCTAGCCATCATCCCTATGTTGAGAGAAGAGCTTAACAAGCTCGGATTGAGGCTGAACGAGAAGAAAACATACATACAGCATTACTCCAAGGGTATCAAGTTTACCGGAGCAATCATTAAGCCTGGCAGAATCTATGTAGCCAACCATACAGTCAATAGTTTTGCGATGGCGGTAGGAAGACTAGGTAAAGCTGCCGAATTAGGCATGATAGATGATATCAGGAAAGAGATTGCTTCAGTCAACTCCTATCTGGGTATCATGACGCATTATAACGAATATGCGACCAAGAGGAGAATCATGGCGAAGCTACCGCCGAAGTTCTACGAATACTGCTACATAGAAGGTCACTTCGAGGTAGTAAAGTTGAAATACAAATACACGGAAAAGGCGATATACATGAATATCGCCAAAAATATAATGAATAAGAGAAATGAAGAAAAGAATACTGAAGAAACTTCCTACCGAGAAGGAGATAAGCTCGCTTCTTGACAAAGGAGCAGAAGTCGAAATCTATATGAAAAACAGAAGGATCAACATAGAGATAGAAGAGTCGCCATAACGCCAGAGCCGGCGTTACGGCATTTTCATTAACACACCTTAAAATTACTCAGATGAGCACCCTCTAGCGAAAACATTTCAATACCCATCGGCAACCCGTGAACCTTGTTTCCAATAAACTGGCAGTCTTCTATCACGGTAATCATCTTCTCGAAATCAGCCCTTGTTACCAACACGGCGCAACTGATTGCATCCATTCCGGAAATCTCCCTTGTGTAATAAAAGACAATACCTATCACCTCACCGCTCTCTATCTGCTTATACAATTCATAGGCTTCAGTACCCTCCTTGGGTTTATAGACATAATCCGTGCCAACGAGAACAACGGAAACATCACCCTTCGTGCCGCATCTATCTACGCTCACGCCCCTATAAGTATCAAATCTTTTAATATCCATAATTCCTGTATTAAAAATATGCCGCAAAGATACGAAATAATTTGGTTACACCATGCCCTTCTATCGTATTTTTATAGGTAGTAATTTAATTATATCTTTGCGCAAGAATATAAAAAGAATACAATTATGCAGAAGAATACAAAAGAATGGATTCAGTACGGGTCAGCGGTGGTATCACTCCTCCTCGCCATTATACTGGTTTATATCAGTTACTTCACGTCGCAATCTCGTGACGTGACAGATAATGTGCTCTGGTATTTTGCCCAGACACT